CCTAGCCTATCTTGCCAAACATAAGCACTGGTCTCCTTTTGAGATGGTGCATATTACAATGGAGATTAAGACTACTCGAGATATTGCTCGACAGATCCTACGTCACCGTTCATTTGCGTTCCAAGAGTTTAGCCAACGCTACGCAGAAGTAAACGATAAGTTTGTATTACGGGATGCACGTTTACAAGATAAAACAAATCGTCAGAACTCTGTAGATGTTGCTGGTACTCAGCTAGACGAAGAATGGAAGATGAAGCAAGCATATTTACATCATCAGATTGAAAAAGACTATGAGTGGGCATTGAAGAATGGTGTAGCAAAAGAACAGGCTCGTGCTATTCTTCCTGAAGGAAACACAGTATCAACGTTATACATGGCAGGGTCACTTCGTAGTTGGTTACACTACTGTGAACTTCGTATGGCGAACGGAACACAAGCAGAACACATGGAAATTGCATCTATGTGCTGGGACATCATTAAAACACATTTTCCTGCACTTGTGGACGCAATAGATCTTGACAGTCAAGGCTAGAGGTATTATAATATATGGATAATGTAAATCATCCAAAGCATTATACATCACATGCTAGTGGTGTAGAGTGTATTCAAGTAACAGAACATATGGGTTTCAACCTTGGCAACGCTATGAAATATATCTGGCGTTGTGACGAGAAGTGGGATTCATTAGAAGATCTCAAAAAAGCTGTTTGGTATATCAACAGAGAGATTGAACGACGGGAGAAGATAGATGGCACGAAGAAGTGTGAAAGCGAGAGACCACGAGAACCTGAGCGATTCGAACATACGCCAGGTCATACAGCAGTTAAACTCAACTACACCTATAACGAAGAAACAAGCGTGCGAGATGCTGAACATTTCGTACAACGTCACCAGACTCGCTAAAATTATAGAGGAATATTACGAGAAGAAAGAGTACGTCAAAAGACGTAAATCTCAACTTCGTGGTAGACCTGCAACAAATCAAGAGATCGGAGAAATCGCAACGGGGTATCTACGAGGTGATTCTCTACAGGAGATTAGTAAGTACACTTACCGTTCTCTTGCTTTTGTCAAATCAATTATTGAAAAGATTGGTATACCTTCACGCGTACTTGAAGAAGAAGAATGGATACCAGAGTATCTACCAGAAAACTGTGTGTCTACTGACTTTAGTGTTGGTGAAGTCGCATGGTCAGCAAAATATCATAGACCTTGTATAATTGAAGCAGAACTATCTGTAGATTATCAAGCAGAAAAAGCAGGTTACTTAGATGTCAACTACGAAAAGAAGTACTCGAGCAAGGCTTATCGAGTTTATATCCTCACCGAAAATGATGAAGATAATGAGTATAGTAAGCGTAAGCCTGGTTTTAATGCTTACTCTCTTGCATATGATCTTGGTAGTCTCAAACACCTAGAAGAATATGGAATTGATTTATACCAAATCTAAAATTATATCTTGACTTCCTCTGCTGAAATCTGTATAATATACATATATTCAGTGAGGAGAGCAAATCCAAACGAATAACACTAATTATCACAACACAGAAGGAATATACGCATGGCGTGGACAGACGAAAGTAAAGCACAAGCAGTAGAAATGTATGAAGCAGAGCAACCAACTCCAGAAAATTCTATGGAGATCGTGAAGATGATCGCAGAAGAATTGGAAGAGTCTCCAAATGGTGTTCGTATGATTCTTACTAAAGCAGGTGTTTATGTCAAGAAAACTCCAGCTCCTAGCGCTGGTGGTTCTGCTACCAAGTCTACAGGTGGCGGTCGAGTATCAAAAGCAGCAGCTATCGAAGCACTTACAGCTGCGTTGAGCGATGCAGGTCAAGAAGTTGACGAAGAAATCGTTGGCAAGTTGACAGGCAAAGCAGCACAGTACTTTACAAATGTTATCTCCGTTATTAACGGCAGTAACGAAGATTAGTAGGAATTAAATATGAAAATATGGACTATATGGCAGGAGGGGTATGTTATTACAGGAAATACTGGAAAAGCCTTTAAAGTAGGCACTGCTAAAGGGGACTCTTTTGAAGAGGCTTGTATCTCTCTGTGTAAGGATAATCCATATTTCAACCCCAATACTTTACGTATTTGGGGTTGCAGATTATTTGACAAAGAACACGAAGCTAGAGATTCCTTCGGATAAAGTCCTAGATAGTCAGCGGTGCAATAGATATTGCTAACCTGCTTCAGAGGAACGCAACTGTGAAAAAAGAAGAACTAGCACAGCTCGTCCATGAATATGGCGATGCTATCATCACTTATCGTAGTGAGAATAGTAAAAAGTTGAAGTACAATGTTTGCACATTAGACTTTAGCACTCCATATATCGAGGGCAAACGTAATCGGGCTAAAGAAAGTTCCGACACTTTACTCACTTTTTGCTGGGATACAGACTCTTATCGTCTTATCAAACCAAAAAATGTAACGAGTGTAGTTCCGTTATCTGGTATTCTAAAGAATAGAGGAGCGCGGTAACTATGGAATTGTATGAAGCACCCGAGTTGTTTGAAAGAGTCATTTCGTATGATTCTGAAAAACTGATCCAAGTCCGTTTGACGGTCTCTACCTTTCGTGGTGTGGAGTACCTTAGCTTACGGCAGTACTACTTAGATTTCAATGAGGAATGGAAACCTACGCCAAAAGGTATATCAATGCCATTGACAATAGAAAACTCTCGCGAGTTGTTTATTGGATTGACAGAGATACTATCTCTAGCGGAATCTAAGAGTATAATAGAGGAAGAGTTCAAAGACATTATTTCTGACCTTTACGTCAAATAATTCTTGACTAATCCAGCTTTTCCTTGTATAATATACATATAAATTGAGTGGGAGAATATAGAATTGAGTAAGTTTTTAGAGAACGCAAGTAGAGCATATTATGAAGGCAACCCGATTATTTCGGATGCTGAGTATGATGCCCTTGCAGACCAGACAGGTTTCGAACGTGTAGGTTATCAGGTAACTGATGGAGTTCCTCATAAACACCCAATGTATTCTCTTCAAAAATGTTTCGACATTAATGAAGCTCCTTTAGATATTCGCGACTGCGTAGAAACCCCAAAACTAGATGGTGCAGCAGTATCCATTCTATACGTAGCGGGACAACTAGCTTTAGCACTCACTCGTGGAGATGGTAAAGTAGGTCGTGATATTACTGACAAGATGCGTTACTTAGTGCCTACTGAAATTGATTTCACTGGTACTATCCAAGTTACTGGAGAAGTTGTAGCTCCGTCTACAATAGAAAACTCTCGTAACCTCGCATCGGGGTCGCTAAACTTAAAGGACATGGACGAGTTTCAGAAACGCCCACTACAATTTGTTGCTTACGATATGGCAGGTTATATGCGAGATAGTTATACAGAAACCCTTGGCTTGCTTCAAGACTTTGGTTTCCAGACTATTGATACATTTGACCACACAAACTATCCGAAAGACGGTATTGTATATCGACTAGATGATAGTATAAAGTTTCGTGAGCTTGGCTACACATCTAATCATCCTCGTGGTGCTTTTGCACTCAAGGAACAACANGATGGCGTAGTCACAACCTTACTCGATGTAGAGTGGCAGGTAGGAAAATCTGGAGTTGTTTCTCCAGTTGCTATCCTAGAGCCAGTACTAATTGGTGATGCGATGGTCTCTCGCGCTACTCTACACAACATCGAGTACATTCAAGAACTTCACCTAGAGTTGGGTTGTTCTGTAGAGGTCATACGTTCGGGCGAGATTATCCCCAGAATAGTAAGACGTTGTTAAAAAAAGTTCTTGACTTTTTTAACTCATTCTATTATAATATACATTCAACTTTGGGAGAAGTACTAAATGTCAGAGATTTTACCACCAACGCAATGTCCTTCGTGTTCGTCGGCTCTTGTATGGAAAAATCATCTTCTGTATTGCGTTAGCCCATCTTGTGGTTCACAGATGCAGAAAAAAATTGAGCACTTTGCAAAAACCTTAAAGATCAAAGGACTAGGTCCATCAGCTATTGCTAAACTAGATCTCGAAGATATTGATCAAATCTACAGTTTATCTGTAGAGGAGATAACAGAGTGTCTTTCCTCCCAAAAACTCGCAGAGAAACTACACGCTGAGATTGAGAACTCTCGTGGTGCTCCACTCAATGTAGTTCTCCCTGCGTTTTCTATTCCGCTAATAGGTAAGTCTGCTACTGAAAAGTTATCTACCATATGCAAACATATAAATGACATTACTAGAGATAACTGTGAGCGAGCAGGACTCGGTCCGAAAGCTACGGAAAACCTTCTTTCTTGGTTAAAGAAAGACTTTTATTCTTACTATGACGGCATGTTACCGTTTGACTTTAAGTTTACGAGCAATACAAGCGCAACTACTGTAGCGTCTAAAGGAATTGTGTGCATAAGCGGCAAACTGAAGAGTTTCAAGTCTAAAGCTGAGGCAACAAAAGCCCTACAAAGCTCTGGCTATGAAGTCAAACCAAGCCTAACAAAGCTTGTCACTATCCTAGTAAATGAATCTGGGGTAGAGTCGTCTAAAACACAAAAAGCCAGAGAATCTGGCGTAACTATTATTACAAATTTAAAACAATTATTGGAGAAATAAATATGGCACTTCCTAAGTGGACTGAAGAGCGTACAGCACAATTAACTACTTTCGTCGGTGACGAGAGCCCTGTATCTCAAGCAACTGTTGCTCAAGCAGCAGACAACCTAGAAACTTCTGCTCGTTCAGTATCTTCTAAGCTACGTAAAATGGGCTTCGAAGTTGAATTAGCATCACAAGCTGGTGGCAAGTCTTTCAGCGCAGATCAAGAAGCTACTTTACAAGCTTTTGTAGAAGATAACTCTGGTACTTACACTTACGCAGAAATCGCAAATCACTTCGAAGGTGGCGCGTTCTCAGCTAAGTCTATCCAAGGTAAAATCTTATCAATGGAACTAACTGGTCACGTTAAGCCTGCTGAAAAAGTAGTTGCTCAACGTACTTACTCTGAAGATGAAGAAGCTACTTTCATCTCTATGGTAAATGACGGTGCGTTCGTTGAAGCAATCGCTGACGCGTTAGATCGTTCTGTTAACTCTATCCGTGGTAAAGCATTATCTTTATTACGCTCAGGTGACATCGACGCTATTCCACGTCAAGAAAACACTAAAGGCACTAACAAAGCTGATCCTTTAGCTGACTTAGGTGANGTTTCTGGCATGACTGTCGAAGCAATCGCTGAGTCAATNGGTAAGACTGCTCGTGGTGTTAAAACCATGCTTACTCGTCGCGGTATCAGCGTAGCTGACTACGATGGCGCTAGCAAGAAAGAAAAAGCTGCTGGCTAATCTTAGCTAACACTATTTCTTAGTTATACAGTCTCACACATTCGTGTGGGACTTCATCATGTTCGGG